AGTGTCGGAGACCCGCGAGCAAGAAGACCGCACCCTTCGGCCGACCTCGAGTCCGCCCTGGAGACAGCGGTTCAAGACGCCGTGGCGTGCCTGGTGGAGGCCGTGAAGCCTGGCACGCCCACCGACCGGGTGAAGGTCGATCTCGCGAAGTGGCTGGTCGAGGACCGCAGGCAATGGCGCATCGGCATCGCCGAGCACGCCGCTGCAACTGGCCAGGTCCCGGCCGACTCCGCTGTCGCGCAGCTCGCCACCATCCTGAAGCTGGTGAGTGAATGACTCGACCGACGCCAGATCCCGCCTACCGCCTGCAGGTCGCGATCCTCAACCGCGAAGTGTTCAGGCTCGCAGACCGGGCCGGTGTCCTGAGATCGGCGCGCAAGTACCGGCCGGAGTGGCGTGCTGAAGATGTAGAGCAAGAGCTCATCGCCTACCTGCTCCACTTGACCAAGAACACCAAGTCAGGCTGGGACCCAACGAGGGGCGCCTTTAGCACTTGGGTCACCCTGGCCTCCACGGGATGGGTCAGCAAGCTCGGCCGTCGGCAACCTGAGCCCGTGGACGACCAGGCGGAGAACCAGGAAGGCGGTTCGTGTCCAGCGGGCAATCCTGAAGAGCAGCTGCAGGCCAAACAGTCTGCCCAGGAGGCCCTCCGTGGTGAGCTCTTCGCCTCCATCTCGAGGTAAGCGCCCTCCCGCCCAGGCGACGGGGACGGCCCCGCCTGCCTTGTGGGACACCGTGCCGATGCGCAGCTTCGCCAAGCTCTTGCAGATCGTGGACAAGACCTCAGGCGATCTCGTGCCGTTCAAGGCATCCCCTGAGCAGCAGAAGATCTGGGACGCGCTCGACCACAGCCCAGACGCCAAGGTCATCGTCCGCAAGGCCAGGCAGATCGGGGCGAGCACAGCAGGCCGCGCCTACTTCCTGCGCGAGCTGCTCCGGACGCCGAACCCGCACACCTACGTCTGTGTGGCTCACGTCTCAGCCGTGAGCGCCGAGCTCCGCAAGCTCGATGCCATGTGGACGAAGCAGCTCTCGAAGCTCAACCCGCTACTCGACCGCAAGCTGAAGAAGTCGAGCGTGGGCCGCACGGAGCTCAAGGACACCGGGGCGAGCTCCATCAGCGCTACGGCAGGGCATGCCGATGGCGTGCGCGGCATGGTCTTCCGGGGCGCCCACCTGTCTGAGATCGCCTACTACGCCGACCCTGTCGGGATGCTGATGGCCTTGGGCGGTTTGCGCGGTCGGGTCCTGATCGAGAGCACGCCGAACCGGCCCTTCGACAAGTTCCACGAGCTGTGCTCCAAGGCGAAGCCCTGGGATCCGGACGACCCACCAGAGCCCGGTGAATGGTGCATCGTTGACGTCTGGTGGCACAGCTCACCAGCCCATCGGCTTGCCTGCCCTGCAGGATGGGAGCCGACGCCCGAGGAGGTCGAGCTCGCACACGAGCTGGGCCTTGACAACGAGCAGCTCAACTGGCGTCGAGCCAAGACCGCAGAGTTCACGGAATCCGGTGAGCCGGGCACCTTCCGCTTCCGGGTCGACTACCCGGCGAAGCCAAGCGAGTGCTTCCTGGCCAGGACAGGCTCTTGGTACGAACCCGACGAGATCGGCCAGGTCAGCGCCCGGGTTGCCTCCAGCCCTGACCGCCTGTGCATCCTCGAAGCCCCGCAAGAGCACGAGGGCTACTGCATCGGTGTCGACATCGGTGGCGGTGTCCGCAACGACTACAGCACCATCGTGGTCTACAGCGTGGCCCTGCAGACGGTTGTGGCCACCTTCAGATCGAACCAGGTCAAACCGCTGGACTTCGCCCGCAAGATCGTGGAAGTCGCCACGAAGTACAATCATGCCTTCGTGCTGGTCGAGAGCAACAGCTTCGGTGGCCCGGTCATCGACCGCCTCAAGGAAGTTGGCTACCGTGCCCTCTGGCACCGCGACTACAGGCCCTGGACCACCACGGAAGGGTCCAAGCAGGAGGCCCACGCCGCCCTGAGAGCTCTGATCGCCAATGGCCAGCTCGTAGCGACGTGCCAGTCCAGCTACATGGAGCTCGCCGCCCTCTGCGTCCCTCAAGGCAAGCGGAACCCGGAAGCGCCTGCAGGGATGAACGACGACTTGGCCATGGCTCACGCCCTTGGAGCCGTAGCGCTCAGGGACGCGCCGGCATCGCACCGCAAGGTGCACCTGACGCCGCACCAGCGCGCGGTTCGGGTGCGCGCCCTGCGCGGGTTACAATCTGGGTGAGGACCTTCGCCAATGCCAATGACTCCGGAAGCCTTCAAGCTCGTGTACGACGCCCATCGGGAGCACTGGTCTTCTCGCACCGATGAGCTCAAGGGCGATCTCAGCCTCTACCGCAACAGTGGGTCGGGCACGCCAGTGCCGGTGGGCTTCCAGATGGTCGAGAGCTTGGTGGGGAGCCTGTTCCTCCGCGCCCCTTCGGTCATCGGTGCGCCTGGCGTCTACGGTGAGGGGTCGCCAGAGCTCGCCGCCGCTTGCGCCAACGAGATCTTGCGGAAGTCCAACGCTTCCATCGAGAACGCGGTCAAGTCCGCGCTGGTGTTCCCCGGTGCCTACCTCGTGGTGGTGCCCGTCAAGGCGCGCAACCCGATGGACCGGGTCCGGGTGCTCCCCGCCCACGCTTGGCGGGTCATCCGGGATGCCGATGCACTTGATTGGGGTTCCAGTCGCTACGTCGGACTCTTGACTGAGATTCCCCTTGACCAAGCCCTTGCTGACTACAGCGGAACCAGCATTGGGGACTGGATGCCGCACCCGAAGACTGAGACTTGGGATGTGGTGAGCAACGGGCTTGCCCCGGCCGACGAGAAGTACGTCACCGTCGTTGACGTGTGGCTCCCCCTGGAAGGTCGGCAAGTCGTCTGGTCTCCTGACTTCAGCGGCGACGGCTGGGTCTACGAGGGCGAAGAGATCCAGGTCGGCGGACGGGTCGAAGATCAAGACGAGCAGAACGAGGCCGAGGTGGAGCGCATCGACGGGATGCTCTACTCCTCTTCGGGTTCCCCGCTGGTGCCGGTCATCCCCCTCAACTTCAACCCGGACCCGCTCGACCCTCAAGCGAGCCTGAGCTTCATCGGGGTCAACCGCCCCCAGCTCCAGTCCCTGAACGACGTGTCCTCGGCCCAGGACCTGATGGCCAAGAAGGCCCGCCGCCTCTACATGTGCAGCCCGGACACCCTCGATGAGGCGAGCAGGCTGGCGCTCGAGGGCGGCGAAGACTCTACGGTCATCACGCCGCAGACAATGGGTGACGTGCCGCTGGGTGAGGCTCTCGTCCCGCTCCCGCTTTTGCCGGTTCCGGCCGACGTGCCGAACTACAAGGCCAGCTTGCTTCAGGACCTCGAGAAGGCCTCGATGATGCCCGGCTTCACCCTCGGGCAGGCGACGAAGGCGACCGCGACCGAGGTCAGCCAGCTCGCGGCCTACGCGGACACCAAGCTCGGCAAGATGGCCAGCACCTTGGCGCAGGCCGTGGCTCAGGCCGCCGAGTGTGCCGTAGCCCTGCTTCGGGTCATGCTTGGGGATGACGTGGAGGCCGTGTCCCTTCCGCGCCCGCTTGGCCCGAAGCTCTTGTCTGCGAAGGACTTGGAAGGCGACTACAGCTTTGTGGCTGTGGACGGGGCGAACACTCCTGCCTCCATCTTCCAGCAGCGCCAGGACCTCGAGCGGCTGACTCCGACGCTGGCGCAGCTCGGCGTCCCTGCTGCCGCGCTCCTCGAGGCGATGGTCAGGGCCTACAACCTCCCTGAGGGCTTCATCGCAGTTTCGGCCCAAGCCGCTCCCGTCGCCCCCGTTGCTCCCCCAACCGCTCCCGAAGAGGTGCCCCTTGATGCAGCCCAGGAACTCGTCTAAGTCTCCCCCTCCCCCGCCCGACCTCATCGAAGCGGCCAAGGAGGCCGACGCCGAAGTCGAGAACGACCTGCTCGAAAAGCTCGGCGCCTTCATGGAGTCCATGACGCCCGGGGAGCGCACGGCCTTGGAGTCGGCGTCGCTTGCCCTGGCATCCAAGATCGTCGGCGAACCCATCGTCAGTGACCAGGCCATGCAGGCCTTCGCCGTTGCGGTGTCGGCGATGAACTCCTACCGTGAGTCCATGGGCGACGATCCGATCGACCCCGAAGCCGTCAACCCGATGATGCTCGTCTCGATGCTGGAAGAGCTGATCCGCGACGAGGACTTCATGGAGTTCATCGCCGGCGAGGTCGAGGTCGCGGTCGAGGACGACACGATGGATCAAGACCTCGAGGAAGAGGGAGGCTCGATGGTCGAGCCCGCCGAGTCCTTGATGAACCGACGCGCCACCCTGATGGGAGCCATCTGATGCTTCGCACCGGACCCGACA